GCAGGCTCAGCTGCAGGTCGTGCAGGCGCTCGCGGCTGTGCGGGCGCATCCGGGTACTGTTTTCGAGTAGCTGCGCGCAGGCGAGGTGCGCGGGTGCACCCCAGGAGGTAACCGTGGCGAGAGCCTGCATGAAGCGGCGGATATCTTCGGCGCACCGCTTGTGCCCGTAGTCTTCAGAGAGGGGCGAGAGGCCTCGTGCACGTAGAGCCGGGGCGCTTCTCTTCGCACACGGTTTCCCCGTACCCGGCACCAGCTCGTTCCCCCCGAACTGCCCGAACTGCGCAAACTGCGCGGAGCCCGGGGCGGCGCGCACCGCCTCCCGCACGCGGGCCGTCCGCCGTTACCGACAGGCTGCACACGCCCGCCATCTTGACGGGTGAATGCTCCAATAGGACGGGGACGGACGCTTTGTGCGACAGCTGGGCCAAATCGACGACTGTCTGATAACCGCCGTAGCCGAAGGGCTTGCCCGAATTGGCAACGCCTTTAAAAGTACGCACCTTGTCGGCACCGGTCGCCAGAGCAACCGGCAGCGCGGCGGACAATTTGATTTTGAGGGGGGTGTTGTTCGTATCCATTGCTCCATTTTGCCTTGCCAAGTTCAAAAAGACGGACGGCAGGATTTCACTTCCCAATCCAAATGCAAAAGCCGCCTAAAACCCGAATATCAGGTTTCAGACGGCCTTGTGCAGTTCATCTATTTAAAATTCGATTCAGGGGCGTTTTAGAAGCCTCTAGGATTGATTTTAAAATGCTGGATATATCTTTGCTTGCCCCAAGTATTTAAACGCGCTTAAACGCGAAATTTGAGCGGTTATGAAGAAAGGCCGTCTGAATCGGTTTCAGACGGCCTTCGGAGTTATACAGGTTTAAATCTCGGATCAGCTTCAAGCGCGGTTTTTAAATCGGACTTGTACGGCTTAATCCACTCGGACTTTTCAGCAGCCTCAAGTATCCATCCGCATACACGGGCGAATGCCGCTGCGGACAAATCCGCAATCGAAAACACGCAGCCCGAAAACTCGCCCTGCATTTGCTCGGCCGCCTCCTTGTCAATTTCAGCAAGACGCGGGTACAGATAGTCCAACAATTCGGACGGGGCGGTTTTCCCACCTAAAAATACTTTTACTTCGCGACTGACATACAGTTCAGACGGCATGACTTACTCCGATATTTTTACCAATAAGCGGACTTTATCCCGCTGTTCTTTCGGCAATGATAACACATACTGCAACAATTTATGCCGGTTTGCCGCATTCAGATGGCGTAAATCAAGCGGGACAATATCGGCTTTATCAAAATGTTCCAGAATCTTATCGACCTTAGTATTCCACGCCCCGGCGGTGTGCGCAAAATAACGGTTCATCAATTCCGCACGTTCGGGATTTTCGGTAAACATAAAATCCAGTGTTACCCATTTCTCACGGGGCAGGTCGTCTGAAACAATCAGATAATCGGCTTGACCCTTACCTTTCTCTGCGGGCAAATCAAACACTTCCAGCCTGTCGCCCGTTTCAGCCTGCCACGCTGCCGCAGCTCTCGCTTCGTGGTCTTTGGTATTGTTGGCAGACTGCTCTTTTGTCAGCCTGCGCACTTCCTTCTTCGACACCTTGTCCGACAAAGCCAACACCGCCACTTTGTCAGACGGCACGCTATACCGCTTGTCCAACCACGCCTCGCGCTCGGCAATCATGGCGGCCAGGGCTTCTTCGCCGTTTCGCTCGCCAAACAGTGCGTCCATCGCGCCCAATCGGTCGCCGTGATTGTGCGCGAAGCTCGGCGTGATGTCGTCGGGTATCAATACCGTTTTGCCTGTGCGCGGATTGGTAAACTCAACCATATCCACATCAGGCTCGCCGCTGATACCCTCGCGCTCCGCCTGCCGACGGGTCAGTGCAGACACCGAACATTTACAACCGTAGCCGTTGGGTGGGAAGATAACCTTCCAAATATCATGGTCAACCGGCAGGACTAAGCCGTAGTAGCGTTTATGGCTGTCGCGCGGATGCCCGGCGGCGGAATGGTTGTAGCGCAAATACGGCAAGGCTTTTTTGTTTGCCTGTATCCGCTGCCACTGCCCCGCCGCAAAGGCGGTTTGCATATTGGTGCTGAAAATGGTCTTCAGACGACGTGTACTGCCGAGCTGTACCAATTTCGGCTCGCCGTCCAGCGGGTCGGTCATCACTTGCTCGCCCCACCAGCCTTTCGCCATCAAATACGGTTTTAAACGCTTTTTAAAATCGGCAAATGCCGTGCCGTTCTGCTGCGCGGATTCAATGGCATCTTTGACTTCAGCGAGCATATCCGCGTCCATCATCTTGGCGACGGTAAAGGCAAGGCTGTGTTGATACAGCCAAACATCGTAATGACTGAATCCGGGCAGGATTTTCTTAGCCTTGAAATGCTCGAAAGCGGCTTTATCGACTAAGCCGGCGAAGTTGTATTCAATCCCGTCCATCGCCTGCTCCGTCAGCCCAAGCCGAAAGGCCGTCTGAAACCAAACGCTGGATCAAGAGATTGTCGCCCTTGCTCAAATCAAGCTTGGACAGTTTCGCCTCAAATTCAGCGTAGTCTTTGCAGCTTTCCAGTAAACCCAACACCGCCTCCATCTTCGGTCGGGCGATTGCCTGCTCCGCCGTATCAGGCGCATTGCGGGTAAGGCCGTCAGACAGTCGCAGGCTGAATTTGGCGGACGCAGGGTTTTCAGACGACGCTTTCGGGTCGCGCAGCTCGAAATGTTCCGGCTCAAAGCCCAAGATGTCGCGGTAGTAGGTTTCGGTCAACACGAGCTGCCCCGTATCCATATACATCTTGTCGCGTTCGGCGCGGGTTTTATCGACCTTGATTTCGTCTTCAAACTCAAACCATACGCCTTTGGGCGCATTAATCGGCTTGCCGTAGGCATTGTTAACCATCACGAGCGCGTCGATAAAGTGCTGTGCAGCGCGGGAGAGCAGAGCGAGATACGCGCCGATACGCTCGTCGCGATTGTTTTCTTCGGTCTCTTGGCTCGCGCGGCTGGCGGTCTCAAGGTCGCTGGTTTTAACTTTGCCTAACAGCGTTTTTTGGATACGCGCATTGGCAAGGTTTTCCAGTCGGCGGAATGCCTGACCGTCCGCGCTGTTTTGCAGCATCATCACATCGTCTTCGCGTTCGATACTCAATGCGCCGCCGCTCACAAAACGGTAAAAACGGCTCATGAAACTGTCGTGGTCGTCGTTGCTGTTGGCTTGGATTTTGGCAATCAGATAAGGCTGGGCGTAGCGCGTGATGAATTGTGCCGCATAAATAAAGCCTTTTTTACGCAACGCAACCGGCGCATAAAGCCGCGCCGCCGCCATTTCGCCCGCAGGATTGGTTGAAGTGGCGCGGTGGGTAATAAAGAGATACAGCACGTCCGTATTGCAGGCTTCCTCGCCGCCGGTGCCGCGATACACCAGCGAGCCGTCGCGGTAGGGAACGTATTTCGCCAATTCGCCGCTTTTGTTGCTGATATGCTTAATCGTCAAAAAGCCGTCGGGTTCGGGCTGATAAACGTACCGACCGACACCATAGCCGCCCAAACGCGCCGTCAACACGATTTCGGCAAGTGCGGGCAGATGGCGTTTCAGCGTTTTCCACAAGCGGTCTTTGTCATCGTCATTCAAGTCCTCGCCATAAATGCGCCACGCCTTGTTCTGCATGGCGGAATGCAAATCCTCCAAACAGGCAGCCACCTCGTCATCGCTTACCACCGCGTCCAATGCCTGCTGTCTGTCCACGCCGAGACGCGAAAGCAGCGCGTCCGTGCCCTCCATATTGGAAAACAGGCTTTCCAGCGCATCTTCGGTCGCGCTCGTCAATGTCTTGATGGCGGTTTTTCGCGTTGCGCTTTTAATCAATCCGAACATATTTTCTTACTCCAAAGGTCGTCTGAAACCGTTTTCAGACGACCTTAAAATCACATTTCCAACATCGGCGCAGGCAAATCAATCGCACGCGCCCTGTTTGACACATTGCCCGTTGTTGCCGCCATCCACAGCATATGCAACGCATCGGGGCCATCGTCATGGTCGGCTTTCGGGAAATGGCGCAACTGGCTGATTAAGGTCTTTTGGTCGGGGTTGAGCAGAATCAAACCGTTTGCCATGTGCGGCTGCAAGGTCTCAATCCGCAACATCTTGTCCGAAGACGGCTTGATACCGCGCACCGGAATATGAACACCCGACCGCGCCCCGCGCTTAATCAGCTCGTCCTTGAGAAACTCTTGGAATTGCACCGTCTCAACCACCCACAATACCGGCTTGACCCGCGCCTCTTTTTGGATGCGGATCACGTCCTCGATAATCAAATCGGGCAGGCGTTTTTTGACTTGGGCAACGGTTACAAACAGACGGCCTGTTGATTTCTGATAACCGCCGACCAAAATCGCCGACGGGTCACGCCCCGCGCCCGCTTTACCCAATGACGGGTCGAGCGCGCCGTAGTACACCAAATCGTCCGGCAATTCCGACCAGTATTTGATGTTTTCGGCAAACGGCGCATCTTCGCCGCTGACCGGGTCGTTTTGGTACTCACTGTCAAATGTCGCATGGCCGTCGCGGGCGCGGATTTTCATCAGCGCGAGTACGCCGCGAGCCGCCCAGCTTGTTTGTGCGCCGCGCTCCATCTCGTCTTTGTTGGCGAGATAAAACGCCTCGGCCACCGTCTCGCCGTCGTTGCGGAAAAGTTCCTCCCATCTGTCCCACAAATCCATGCGGTCGGGCCAGCGTTTCATCGCCTTAAACTTAATACCGTGCCAAAACGGGTTA